GCTGCTTCGTGGCATCATTGCTGATGAGAACACTCTTGTCAGTAAGGGTTCTACGTTTGACAACTCTGCTAACCTAGCGGGTTCATTCCTTGATGCAGTAAAGAAGACATACGAAGGCACACGCCTTGGTAGACAAGAACTCTACGCAGAGATATTAGATGAAGCGTCAGGTGCGCTTTGGAATAGGCAGCTGCTACACAAGTGTGAGATAGACAAAGATGATGTGCCTCAACTTAGCCGTATCATTGTTTCTATTGACCCTGCTGTTAGCGCCAATGCTGAAAGTGACATGACAGGTATGATTGTCGCTGGCATTGATGTAAATGGCATTGCCTATGTACTAGAAGATCATACTGATCGCTATACACCTCAACAGTGGGCTGCTAAGGCCATTGAGCTATATCACAAACACATGGCTGACCGCATTGTTGCGGAGAAGAACCAAGGTGGTGATATGGTCCGACATACTCTGCACACCGAAGATGAAACCGTTCCAGTCAAACTTGTACACGCTAGTAGAGGTAAGATGGCACGGGCTGAACCTGTATCCGCTCTATATGAACAGGGTAAGGTCAAGCACATCAAAGGACTTAACGACTTAGAGGATCAGATGGTACAGTGGGAACCTTTAGGGTCCACAGGCTCACCAGACCGTCTTGATGCTATGGTATGGGCTATAACGGACCTCTCACTCAATGGGTATGCAAAACCACAGCTAGTGCTGGCATACTCAAATGCTAAAGGCTTGAAGTAAAATGGCGAAGAAACTCTCTCAAACGGAAGCTACTGGCGTCTTAGGTGTCGCTGGTGACAACACATATAACGGTCAAATCCGTGCAGACGAGTTTCTCTCAGAACTTCGTGGTAAGAAAGCTATTAGCAAGTACCGTGAGATGCGAGACAACGATAGCACTATTGGTGCTGTCATGTATGCTACTGAGCAAGTACTTCGTGACGTTGACCTAAAGGTGTTTCCAGCCAACAATACAGAAGCGGCGAAACGGGAAGCAGACTATGTACAGAGTGTTCTTGAAGATATGGATCATTCTCTTGATGACCATGTGGCTGAGGCTTTATCCTGTCTATCTTACGGCTTCGCTTGGTTTGAGGTTGTATATAAGCGGCGTGTCGGACCTACTCAAACTAGTGACAAGAAGCGTAGCAAGTTTACTGACGGTCGTATGGGTGTTCGTAAGATCGCAATGCGCGCGCCTTGGACGGTTTCTCGGTTTGATGTAGATAGGAAGACTGGCGATGTTCTCGGGATGTACCAAGATACTGGATACGGTGTTAGCAAGCACTATATCCCAGTCCGTAAGAGCTTATATTACCGTACTACTTCTATTAACGGTGATCCCAGCGGTCGTAGTATCCTCCGCAATGCTTATACGTCTTATCAATACCTAAACAACTTACAAGCTATCGAAGCGATTGCAGTAGAGCGTGAGCTTGCTGGTATCCCAGTTGCCCGTATTCCTTCGGAGTACCTTTCAGCTGATGCCACACCCTCACAAGCTGCCTTTAGGCAGAACCTAGAGCAAATCCTTCGTGACGTTAAGTTCAACGAACAGGGGTATATCATTACTCCATCGGACACCTACCCTGATAAGGATGGTAGCCCAACTAACATCAAGTTGGTTGACGTTGAGCTTATGTCCTCCAGTGGTTCTAGGAACATCGACATTGACCCCATTGTTCGTCGCTATCAGCACGACATTGCTCGGAGCGTCTTGTCTGAGTTCCTAATGCTCGGCAGTCAGGGTGGTTCTTACGCCCTCTCTAAGAGCAAGACAGACCTGTTCCTCCGTGCGCTTGAGAGCTACGTCCAACAGATCGTTGACGTACTTAACAAGCAGCTGGTTGAACGCCTATGGGAGTTGAACGGTCTGGACTATTCACTGATGCCAACCATCAAGGCTGGTGATGTTGCTCCGCATGATCTTCGTGAGATTGCAGGGTTCCTGCGTAATCTTAATGGCGCAGATATTAACGTCAGTAATCACCCAGAGGTCATTCAAAACCTCATGGACATTGCTGAACTTAACTATGACCCTGATGGGGCTACAGAAACAACTCTTGAAGAAGAACAGGAAACTAACTAATGGCATTTCTTAATGATCGCGTTTTCGACGAAGGGCTTTCAGTCCTCGACTTGGAAGCAAACGCAGTGCATGTAACCTCCGCTGAGGCTACTGACTACACCGAAGCAACCTCTACTTACAGTCTTGGTTCTTCCTCCTCACTTTCCATCGGCGCTCCCTCTGATCGTGTAGGCGGTGGACGTAAGGTGTCTGTAACAGCTATCGACGATGGTGTTATCACAGGTACTGGTACAGTTACTCACTACGCTCTCGTAGACACAGTAAACTCTCGTCTGTTGGCTACAGCGGCCCTGACAGCCTCTCAGTCGGTTACATCAGGCAACACATTTACTCTTGCCACATTTGACATCGGCATCCCTGATCCATCGTAAGGAATAGACTATGGCACTTGTTTTAAAAGATCGTGTAAAGGAAACTACCACAACTACAGGTACGGGAACTTACACTCTGGCAGGTGCCGAAGATGGTTTCCAAGCGTTTTCCGCTATTGGGGATGGCAACATTACCTATTACACCGCCACTAACGCAGCTGGCGACTGGGAAGTAGGTATTGGGACGTACACTGCCTCTGGAACCACTTTGGCTCGTACAACCATCCTGTCGTCCTCCAATGGCGGTAGTGCAGTAGACTGGTCTGCTGGAGAGAAGCAGGTATTTGTAACTCAACCAGCGTCTAAAGCATCTTACGTTGATGAGAACGGTTTTCATATCGGTAACATCTTCGAGAAGTGCGTTGAGTTAAAGACTACTGTTGCAAACAAACCTGCTTATGAAGAAGGTCGTCTATTCTACGACAAAGCCTTCGGTGCTTTAGCGTTTTACAACGACGAGAGTGACATCACACTTCAGATCGGTCAGGAAGAGTACATTCGTGTATATAACGACACTGGAGCTACTCTACTTAATGGAACTCCAGTTTACCTAACTGGTGAATCTGGCGCTACACCTACTGTCTCTGCGGCAAGGGCTGATACCACATACGCTGAATCCCAAGCTGTTGGTGTTACAACTCACGACATTGAGAACAACACTATTGGTTATGTGACTGTACGGGGTTTGATAGCAGACGTTGATACTTCTCATTTGACAGTTGGAGAGCCTGTACACGTTGCAGTTGGGGGTGGTACAGTTACCGAATCCCCAAGCTACCCTTACTACCCAACAGAAGTTGGCGTGTGTTTGATTAGTGCCGCTATTGGAGGCTGTATATACGTTAGTATATCCTCAGAGACCTTTCAGACTATGCGTGTAGATGGTAACTCTCACTTTGATGCCGATGTTACAATAGATGGTGACTTGGTTGTTAACGGTACGCAGACAATCACTAGCAGTAACAACATTGCTTTGTCGGGTGCTTTTAGCTACTTCAATTCTGGTGATACAATCGGGGCTGATAACACTTCCTTTACAGGAACTGGCACAAACGATGGTGTTTTTACTGGTCACTACAACGGCACAAGTAGTAATAAGACATACTACGTCCGTATCAGCGACGATCAAAGCGCACCTGATGAGTTTGAGTGGTCCCTTGATAACTTTGTGACTATCGAAGCCACTGGTATCGCAATTACAACAGACGATCAAGCTCTTGAAGAGGGAGTAAACATCAAGTTCAACGCTGATAACGGGCATGTTCTTGGTGACGTTTGGTCTGGTACTGCTTCTCCTACTAATGTAGATACAGGTATCGCATCTAACCGTAATACAGGTACTTCTGGTGTCGGTTACACTCACGTTGGTATGTACTACGATGTGTCATCTAACTACTGGACGTTCTTTGACGAGTACGCACCAGAGCCAACAGGTACTATCGACACCTCACACGCCTCCTTTTCCTACGGGGACATCAAGGTTAACAGTGTCATTGGTGACGTAGTTGGTAACCTTACAGGTATCGCCTCTAGTGCCACTCAGTTAGCTAACAACCGAAACATTACCCTAAGTGGAGATGTTACAGGTACAGCCGTGTTTAACGGTGGTGCAGATGCTAACATCACAGCTACAGTAGTAAACGACAGCCATACACACGACACACGTTATGTACAACTGGCTGGCGACACTATGTCAGGGACACTCAATGTTCCTACTGTAGACTTTGGCGACTGGACTATCACTGAGAGCGGGGGTTCACTCTACTTCGCATATCAAGGTACAAACAAACTCAAGTTAGACACAAGTGGCACATTGTCTGTCACTAACGATGTTCAAACTGACCAAACTATCTAAGAACAATAAAAACAAGCTAATAGTGGGTACACGAAGATGGCAGTAAAAATTAACGGCGTAGAAGTAATCGACGATAGCCGAAACGTCACCAATGTAGGTACAGTAGACGGACGTAATGTGTCCTCTGATGGTACTAAACTTGATGGTGTCGCTGCGGGTGCTGACGTTACAGCCGATAATATTGACACTGCCCTCACAGGTCTATCCACTAACGCTTCTCCTGCATCTGACGACATCATCCCTGTCTATGACACCTCTGCGGGTAGCTGGAAGAAGGCTACGATCACCGCTTCTGCATTGCAGGGCGTTAAGGGCCAGAAAGGTGAGCTTGGAGCCACAGGCGCTACTGGAGCCACTGGAGCCAAAGGACAGAAGGGTGAAGTCGGAGCGCAGGGTATAGCTGGCACAAACGGAGCCACAGGCGCTACTGGTGCAACGGGAGCCAAGGGCCAAAAGGGCGAGATCGGAGCTACAGGCGCTACTGGAGCCGCTGGTGCTAAAGGCCAGAAGGGTGAAGTCGGGGCGCAAGGTGTCCAAGGCACTACTGGAACCACTGGTGCCACTGGTGCTAAGGGTCAAAAAGGCGAAGTTGGCGCTCAGGGTACTCAAGGTACTCAAGGTATCCAAGGTGCTACTGGCCCTACTGGAGCTACTGGCGCAACTGGAGCCAAGGGCCAAAAAGGTGAAGTAGGAGCGGGTGGTGCAACTGGCGCTACTGGCTCTAAGGGACAAAAGGGTGAGATTGGAGCTACAGGTTCTACTGGCGCGACAGGCTCACAGGGTATCCAAGGTATCAAAGGCCAGAAGGGTCAAACTGGAGCTACTGGACCTACGGGTGCTACTGGCGCAACTGGCGGAACTGGGGCTAAAGGTCAAAAAGGTGAAGTTGGCGCTCAAGGTAACACTGGTAACACTGGCCCCACTGGAGCCACGGGTGCAACTGGCGCTAAAGGCCAAAAGGGTCAAACTGGTGCAAATGGCGCTACAGGGGCCACGGGTGCTACTGGCGCTAAGGGGCAGAAGGGTCAAACTGGTGCTACTGGTCCAACTGGTCCAACTGGGGCTACTGGACCTACGGGTGCTACTGGAGCTACAGGAGCTACTGGAGCTAAAGGCCAAAAGGGTCAGACTGGTAGTACTGGCGCAACTGGTTCCACTGGCTCTAAGGGCCAAAAAGGTGAAGTTGGCACAAGTGCAGGTACAGGACAAACTTGGGCAACTCAGTCAAGAAGTGTTGGGACAAACTATCAAAACACGACTGGTAAACCCATCATGGTTTCAGTTTCAACCTACGGTAACAACTGGTCAGGTCTTAACTTTTTCACTATAGAAGTTGGTACAAGCACAAGTAACTATGCACCAGCAGCTAGGTCTTACACTGCTAACTTTGACAACATAGCAGGGTCCACTGTAGCTGTAGTTCCACCCAATCACTACTATAAGTTCACAGCTTCTGGTTCTAACGGGGCTTACGTTCTCAATTTATGGTCGGAGTTAAGGTAATGGAAAAAGGTTTTTATCACGATGATATGGGATATTGGCAGACAAACTCAACTCCAAATGAAGAGACGTTAGCTTCTTACCCAGAGGGAACTGTTGAAGTACCTTTACCCCAAAGTCAACTTCACACTTTTGATGGCTCAACCTTGTCTTGGATTCCACCCACTCAAGAAATGCTGGATGAACATAAATCTAATACGGTACGTTTTGAACGTAATATGCTTCTGGCGGCAGTTGATGCTCTTTCTATGAACACCATTCGCTGGGAAGAACTTACGGAAGAAAAGAAATCTGAGTGGAAACAGTACCGAAGAGAGCTTTTGGATATAACTGACCAAGCTGGCTTCCCATATAACGTAACTTGGCCCACTAAACCCGAATGATAGTCCATCAAATCTCACTTCATGGGTCGGCCTACGATGCTAGAGATAAGACTTGGGATCAGATGTACTCTGAGACTGGCTGTAAGCCTCGTACAGACTGGGTAGACCCACTACTTGACCGACCACTGCTTAAAGGTGAGTTTGGGTGTTCAGTGAGCCACCTACGGGTCTGGGAGAAGATAGCAGAAAGTAACCTCAACGGTCTTATACTGGAAGAGGATGCAGTCTTCGACGAGATCAACCCTAGTCATGTAGACTGGATGCTAGAAGACCACGACAGTGCTTGGCTAGGATACCGCTGGAATAGCTTAGGTTATTGGTACAACTGCCATGCCTACGCCATCACCCCAGATACAGCTCGTATATTACTAGGGGGTTTTAAAACTGACATCATCCCAGTCGATGAATGGATACCAGAGAAGCTAAAAGACAAACGTAATTACTTCTACCCGAAAGAGGTTGTTACTCAAATCCCACGGTCAACCCGACCTAGTACCATAGAGGATACAGAAGTTATGAAACCCGACACATTACACCTCCTTACTGTCGCTACAGACGATAGTAAGATGTGGGCATTAAAGCAGTCTGCTGACAAGTTTGGAGTTAAGGTAACTAACCTTGGCGAAGGCTCTGATTGGTACGATCCTATGGAGGGTCACGCTGGTATGCCTAAACTACAGATGGTTAGAGAAGCCCTGCTAGACTTACCAGAAGATGATGTCGTCCTTTTCATGGATGGGTATGACACCTTCTTGGTTAAGACGCCACAAGAGATACTGGAGCGGTTCTTGGGCTTCAACGTAGACATCTTGTTTGGTGCAGAAAACAACTTCTGGCCCCCTAAGCAAGACCTGCAAGATCAGTTCGATAGCAAATTCCCACGGGAGCATTACAAGTACCTCAACAGCGGTCAATACATTGGACGGGCTGGTGCGCTAAGGAACTTCTTCTCACGGGCAGGTTGGCTATACGACATGGAAGCCGAAGGGTTGGACGACCAACAGTATTGTCAAGCTGAATTACTGGTAACAACACTTAAGGTAGCACTGGATCACGAAGCGTACATCTTCCAGAATGATGACCCAACTGTTACCAAGTCTGGTGTTGAGTTACTTGGCCCTATCTGCGCTCCCTGCACCTATCATGGTAACGGTGGAGAACAAGCTAAGTTATTGTTTAGCCAGTTAGCTAATCAGTTTGGTTACTACGAACCAGTAGCTTCAGCACCTATCTTGTCGCTGTTGTATAACGAGGTAGCAGATGACATTCTAGTCACTGAGCTTCTTACGGAGAGTGAGTGTAAAGACCTTATCCGCAGGTCTGACGAGCTTGGTTCTTGGTCTAGCATGGACGGAGACAAGTTCCCTGCTCAAGAGATTAGGCTCAAACAGCTAGGTCTTTGGAAAGATTACCAGAAGCTCTGGGAAGACAAGTTAGCTAAGATATGCGAGAAGCACTGGCAGCCCCTACAGTACATGGGTTTGCGTGATGCCTTCACTATGCGCTACGCTATGGACACTCAGACATCTCTTGGTTTTCACACTGACGCATCTCTGGTTACAGGGAGTGTTAAGCTGAACGATGACTACGAAGGCGCTACTCTCTACTTCCCCCGACAAAAGTTTACCAACCTAGATGTACCTGTTGGAAGCTGCATTTTGTTCCCTGCACAAGTAACACATGGACACTATGTCGATGAGCTACAGTCTGGGGTTAAGTATTCCCTTACTATGTGGACATCCCGTTATGAGGGTGACGAGAACTAGGAGCATTAGATGTTTGGAACCAGCCCTTTTGCAGCCGCTACTTTTGCAGGGGCTGGCAGCGAGAGATACGAACTAACTGCTGTCGCTATTACCACTGGTGCGGTGACAGTTCCAGACAACACTATGTACGAAGAAGAAACCTTGGGTGGCTTGTTTGTCACCTCTGGTAACCCTTCTGTAGACAACACTAGCTTCAACCAAGATCAGACGTTTGAGCCTGTAGCTCTTGACACTAACGACCCAAAGGTTGACGCAGCACTGTTCAACGAAGATGAATCATTCTCCACTGGAGAGCTTACTTCTTCTGGACACATACTTGGTACGGCAGACATCACAGAGGACAACAAACTGTCGTCTGGTGCCATAGAGACTGGTAACCCAGTTAACGGTACTTCTGCCTTCAACCAAGATCAGACATTCGAGCCTGTAGAGTTAGCTACTGGTAACGTGATTGTTGACGACATAACAATGTCAGAGGAAGAAACATTTTCCACTGGTGACTTAGATACAGGTACACCTCAGACACCAAGTGCAGACTTCAATCAGGATCAGACTTTCGAGCCTGTTGAGTTAGCTACTGGCAGCGTTATAGTCCCAGACAACACCATGCAAGAGGAAGAGACATTTTCCACTGGCGTCTTGGAGACTGGTGGCCCTGTTAATGGCACAACTACATTTGAGCAAGACCAGACTTTCGAGCCTGTTGAGTTAGCTACTGGTGCTGTTGACCTCCCAGCCAACACTATGCAAGAAGAGGAAACTCTCACTGCTAGGGCAATCATTACAGCCACTCCTATAACACCTAGCGCAGACTTCGTTGAAGACAACAAACTATCTAGTGCTAATATAGACACAGGTAACGTAGACCTTCCAGACAATACCATGTTCGAGGAAGAGAGCTTCTACGCTGGTGAGTTGGTTACAGGTGCAGTTGATCTACCAGCCAACAATATGTCGGAAGAAGAGACCTTCGATACTGGCACCCTAAATACTGGTGCGGTAATCATTCCGTTTGGCCCATTCACAGAGAACAACGTACTGTCCACTGGAAACATTTCTACTGGTGTACCTGTGGTAGATAAGGCGCTTAAAGTTGGTGACCACCTGTTCTACATGGAAGAGCTACTCTCTAGACCTCCAGAACTAGGTGAGCCATACTACAACGCTGACCTCGCTAGGGTAGTTAACATACGTCAGAGGCG